AGCACCAGTCCTGCCAGACGCGAGCCGGATGGATACCAGCGGGACGAAACTCGTGGAAATACTGGAATTGGCAGCAGCCATTCGGGCCACATTCAGGTTGACCCGCTTCTCGTAGCCGCCCTCACTGATGACGCTGGAGCAGATCTGTTTGAGCTTGGCTGCGGAGGCAACCGCACCGACGTTCTCTACCTCGTACCGCACCGGCAGGATAGCCGTCGTCATGTAAACGGACGTGAGGTTGTTGGCGTTGTTGAACGTGTGGCAGATGATGACCTGCCCGTTGATCACGAACCCGCAGCGAACCGCCCCAACCCCCAGCCACTCAAAGTCCTGCCAGAAGATCTGCGACTTGGTCACGTCCATCGTGAAACCAGAATCGCCTGTGCCGTCCAGCTTGTCGCCGTCCCAATCGGCCTGAGCAACGCGGTTATCCACAGCCGCTCCGCTGACGTAAGTCCTGCGCACGATGTAGAGCGTTGACCCGCTACGCTCGAAGAACACACCGTTCTGGTCGTTGAAGTACCCCACGCGCATCCGAAGCTCAGCCTGCGCCTCGCTCATCACAAACGTGTTCAAAGTTAGCAGGCTCTTGCCCGGTTGGTACGAGAACGAGCGCTTGGTTTGCCTGATAACTTTGTCACCGGACGCCGTGGTAGTGTTCAACTCAACCGTCGATTCGTTGGCAACGTAGGTCACCGTACCCGAGCCGGTTAGCGCCTCATCGAAGTCGTCGTTCTTCTGGTAGCGGTTCTGCGAATCAAACAGCGTGTACGGCTGGCTCATCCGAGCGCGGCCAAAGGCATCAAGCGCGGTGCCGTAGAACTGGACGTTTACAGGTTGAGCGTTCACGATCTGCTCCAGCAAAGTGTCCAATTGGTTGAAGTACAGCCGCAGAACCTTGAGCAGTTCATCGAAGTATGTCCTGTTGTACTCCAAACCTGGAAGCGGCAGAGCAGGTGCTCTGAACCGCTTAATGATGTTGGCCCAGATAGACACTAGCGCCTCCCGTCAGGGCGCAAATCGAGACGCGGGCTTCCAAGCTGCCATGTCATGTCAAGTTGGTTTGACTCAATCTTCATCGCCAACTGACGTCCACGAACCCGCGTGTAAATTTGCCCTGTGAACTTCTCCACCGGTATCGTCGCCGTGCGCGTGACGTTTGCGTAACTGGTGCCACCAACAGATTGCTCGTTGCCAACTTGGTTGTATCCGGAACCAGAGTTCGCCAGCGGGTACAGGTACATCGTCGCCGTCGGATTGGATGCCGTGGAGCCGTTGAACGTGATATCAGGCAGCATGCGCCAGATGAATGAGAAGTTGTGGCCGTCGTCAATATCAAACTCTGACGACAGGATGTAGGCGTTGATCGGGACTGGTGTACCGGTCTCGTTGTCGTTCAGCCCAAACTCATGGTCAACAAGGTTCAGACTGTATGTTGCAGCGACAGGGTAGTCACGCAGGCCGGAATCAATCCAAGCAGTACGGGCCATCGTGCCGTAGTACCAAATGTCTTCTTGGTAGTTGTAAACAACATACTTGTCAACGGTGTTGGAGTTGGCAGAGCAATAGAACCACCAAACTTCGTTAAAGCCTTCGTTCGTTCCCGCAAAAACTTGGTCGGCTTGCTGAAGGTTGATGTCACTGAAAATGTATCTGCGCAGATCACAGCGCAACGTATCAACCCGTCCATCGTACTTGTAGAACTTGTCTACGCCCATCCAAAACACAACACCAGAAGCGACGGCTACGCAGTTGGGGCTGACGATAGAGATGTTGTCGCCAAGAATCTGCGACTGCCACACGATGGGCGCTCCGGCAAACTGCAAGCCGTACATGGCGGAGTCAGTCCATACCAAGATCTCCTGACGAGACTGAAGTTGCGCCACGATCTCTGATCCCCGAGAAAGGCGCAGGTCCCCCGCTTGGTTGGTTGCCCCTGGAGTCCACATGGCTGCATTTTCTTGATCAGACCAGCGAATCAGCATGGGATCAAGGTAGATTTCCCCCAGCGGGTTGGTGCCGAAGCAAAGCACGAACCTGGATGCGTCAGAAACGATGACGCCGTTCTGCACCGTAGGAACGTCGGACGCACCATCAAGTGAAGACAGTGGAAGCCCACGAGGCGAAATGCTATGCGTGCCTGACTGGGTTCCAGATGTATTGATTGCCGACCCGCCCGGAGTGGCAGCCAAATTAAACGTAGTGCCTGTTGAGTTGATTACGTAGTAAACAACCCCCGGCAGAAGACCTGTCGGCAAAGCGGCTGTCGTAATAAATGAAACAGGCGTGCCGTCCGTAAGATTTATAGTCGTCGTCACCACTGCCGGAGAGGCAATAGTCACGGTAAACACAACAGGATTCAGACCTATGCTTGCATCCCAGTAGTACAAGCCCCCACCTCGCGGGCCGTAAATCAAATCTTCACCAAAATTGGTTTGACTCCATAGGCGAATAGAAGAATTGGACGTTGAACCAACACCCCATGCACCGAGCCCCCAGCCACCTCCGCCCCAACCCGAAAAAGGGATTGCCGCTTCCGAGCCTACATTGATTTCGTAAGCGGCGACAACACTTGAGCCGCCTCCATTAGTCGTTGAAGATGCGGCAGAGCCGGCAGTGATTGCGTAAGTAGAAGATGTAAAAACCGAATCAATTTGATATGTATTGTTGAGGTCAAGCCCGCCAACAGTCGCGGCGTTATAGAACGTTACAAAGTCACCTACTTGAAAACCGCCCCCTGCATCGGTGACAACAACAGTGGCAGATCCGCTTGTCGTGTCAAAGGGATCTGTCAGGATGTTTGTGTCACGCAAAGGAGTTATATCTTTATAAGAACCGCCGTTTTCAATGTAAAACTTCAGATTGGTGCCAACGCCCATCAGGTTTGCAAAACCAAGCGTCACCCAGTTCCATAGTGAACGGCATACACCTAAAAATGTGTGATAAGAAATAAGCTGCCAACCACCAATTTTTTCAGGCGTTCCTTGTCGAAAGCGGATTTTGTCACACTCATAAAATCCGCCCTCTGTGGTGTAGCGAGTATTTTCGCGATTTACTCCACTTTTTAATTTCAGTTTTTTGAGCGGCATTTTTACTCCAACAGCTTTGCTTCAGCGGCTCTTCGCCTTACCAAACCCGGCAGCTTCTTCCCGCCACCATAAACCCACCGCGAAAGCTCTTGTTTGGCGCCAGCCCAGTCCTGATCATCAATTCGTTTGCGCAGCGTTGAAGAGCGGTAGCGGGGCACCCCGAGGTTATACGCGAAGTCGGTCAGCGCGCCAAGTGTTTGCGGATGGGCCAGAAGCCCCGGAGACGCCCGCAAAACGCCCGGGAGGTAAGTGGCTGCCAACTCTTGCATCAACCAATCCTCGGCGGTTTCTTTGCTGATTGGCGGATCGTCCATCGTCACCTTGGTGCCGTCCGGCTTGTTGACCGTGCCGTAACCGATGGTCGGATACCCAGCGGGACAGAGGTATGGTTGGAGACGCAGGCCCTCAAACTTACGGCAAAGCGCAGCCGCAATGTCCAGAGCCTCGCGCATCATACTTTCCCGGCATTGCGATCAATCGCCCGACCAACGAACCAAAAGCTGATGATCATGAACAGGATGGCTGCGTCGTCTTGATTCCACAATGAAACCAGCACTTCCTTCCATGCCCCGCCTTGGTCAAGCGCGATTAGGTACGAAGCCACCTTCACAGCGAAGTATGCACCAACAAAAGCGTAGGTGATGGTCGGACGAACAAGCGCGGAGATGGCGGCAACAAATTTGCCAGCAGCTTGTGCGGTTTTGCTCTGCTCCTGAAACGCCTTACCAATTGCGCCCATCTCCTCAACGGTGATGGCGGCGTCCACCTGCCGCAGGGCGATCTCACCCTTCATGCGGGCAAACTCCATCTCGGCATTTAGCATGGCAAGCTCGTGCGCCCGCTCGTTCTTTTTGTCGAAGAGCTTAAACACTTCAGGAGCCAGTCGGAGCAGGCCGCCGAAGACACCGCCGAGTAGGGTTTCAAACATATTAGTTGTCTGGACGGGAAGGCCACAAAACAGACCACGGAAAACCTGCTTGTTTAGTGATGTCCCGCAAAGCCTGTCGATACGTTGCCCAAGCAGCAGCATCTACTTGTGCGTCAGACAGTTGCGTCCAATCACACTCTGCTAACAGCCCGTTGCGTTGATTGCGTACAGCACTTGCCTCATTAGCTGTGAGCTCGGCAATCTCCTCGGCTGTTAGCTGTACAACGTCCCACACTTGCAGCCACGCGCCGTTTACCTGCGCTGGCGTGCCTTCAACAACTTTATGTGTCGCTGGATCGTATGCCGGTTGCTGCGTTGGTGCGCACGGAAACAGACCGAACGGCTCCAGTGCGGAAGCGGGAATCGGATGTTTTGGAAAACTGACCTGCGGATTTGCACGAATTACATCCGTCACCGAAGCACGAACCGGAGTGCCGTCAATGAGTTTTATATACATGCTCATACTTTCTCCAGTTGCTGTTTGATAACCTTAAGCAATATCTTCTCTTTGGTCTGCTCACGGATACTTGACGCCAGAAGTTGGCGCAACTGTTCTGCGAACGCCAGCATGTCATCATCACCCGCATGGTTTGCACCGATTTCTTCGAGAGCAAGACGGTAGTTGTCGATGTTGATCTGATGATGCAATACTTCCGCTTCGCGGTGCTCTGCGGCTTTTTGCAAAATCTCTGTCTTCTTTTGTATGTTCATACGATATTTCAAACAGAAGTAAATGCAACAGACAGCCCGTTGCCCGTTGGTAGTGTTGCGGGATTGGAAAACTTTGTCCCGAATCCAGAGCCAGACCAAGGGTATGCCGTGACATATGGACTGGTTGCATGAGCAACCGCCAAAGCTGTACCGTCTGGCGAGAATGCAACCCCGTCGCAGTTGTTTGCGGGAAGTGTCGATGGGTTTGAAAACTTTGACCCGAAACCTGAGCCAGACCAAGCATAAACGCTTACAAACGGGCTGACATCGTGTGCAACAGCAACAGCTGTGCCGTCAGGACTAAACACCACTTTGTTTGCAATGCCTGTCGGCAGGGTTGATGGGTCGGAAAACTTTGACCCAAACCCCGAACCTGACCATGCGTAAGCATGAATGAATGGCGTTACAGAACCAGCAATGGCGATAGCGTTGCCGGATGGCGTGAATGCAATACCGTACCCTATGCCTGACGCGATTACCGTTGACGGGTCCGAGAACTTTGAACCGAACCCGGAGCCTGACCACGCATAGGCGGAAACACATGGTGAGGCGGATCGCGCAAAAACAATTTCTGATCCCGATGGGCTGAACTGTACGTCATAACCAGTACCGCCAACGCTCGTAGAAGGATTGGCAAATTGAGAACCAAAACCAGACGAACTCCACGCATATGCTTTGGCGTAGACCATGTCTGTTGGACCAGTCAAAACTATCGCAGAGTCGTCAGGCGCAAAAGTAACTGCGTTTGGGTTATATAAATTATTTGGGCTTGGGTTAGCGTACTTGGTGCCGAAACCTGAAGACGACCACGGGTACACAGTTACGTATGGCGAAGTGTTATGTGCAACTGCGAGATATGCGCCAGTTGAACCAAATGCAACACTCCTGCCGTTCGCTGGAGGCAGAGTGGCCGGATTAGTGAATTTAGACCCAAAACCAACAGAAGAGAACTCGTATACGGAGACTCTCGGGGAGTTTGCGTGGCCAACTGCAATGTATGACGTAGGCGGAACGGGTGCAGATTTTGATCCCAGCAGTTTTTGAAACAACATCACGCATCTCCCACGCGAGCGCCGTAAATAGTACTGCTAACTTTCCAAAGAGAAATAACTGTATAACCACTGGTATTCAGCGTTGGCGTAGAGCCGCCGTCTGTTTTCCACGTCACGGACAAAGAACTCCATGTGATTGTGTAGGCTGTCCCGTCATCCACCATCAGTGTGATCGATTGACCTGACGCCCATGTGCCTGCGGTGGGTGTGCTGTTGCCGCTGAGCGTCCATGTTTGGATGGAGCCATCCAGAGGAGAAAGAGCAGGCGTGGTGCCCGATACTGCGTAGACCTCCTCGGTGTAGCCGTTGTTTAAGACAAGAGTTTCGGTTGTCTTATTGGTCAGTGTTTGAGTGTCGGTTGTTCCGACCACCGCGCCAGATGGAATAACCTTCTGTGCAGCAGATCCATCAATATTGCCGGAAGCATCGGACAAAACAAAACTTGATGCAGCAATTCCACTCAGAGTATTGCTGTCAGCACTAATTGTCTTATTGGTCAGTGTTTGCGTGTCGGTAGTGCCAACGATATCGCCAGTCGGTGTTGTTTTGGATGCACCCCAAGCCGTACCAGTTGAAACTGCGATTCCAGCGCCAGGATACACCTGAACATTTACAAAATCAGACCCGTCCCACGCGACAAGAGCGGTATCTCCTGCCGCTACGGTCACGCCCGTAGTCGGTCCAACGCCTCGGATGACGATGCTTTGAGTGCCTCCTGTGGCGTTGATGACCACATAGGTCTTGCTCTGAGCCGGCGCAGTAATGTTGCGGGTCGTTGTACCAGTCGCAGTCCACAGGATAATCTGCTGCCGAGCTTGGTTTGTCGTACCGTCTGTATCCGTTAGCGTGACGTCAGCATCAGTGCTGAGCGTAGTAGTCCCGGCAATAGCGGTATCAAGAAGAGACGTCAATTCGTTGTTGACAGTATCGCCCCAAGTACCTTGTAACTCCCCCTGAACAGGAAGAACAAGGCCCAGCAACGAGGTGTATGAACTTGCCATGTGTTACCTCAAGTGTTTATGTCGGTCCAGCCTGGACTCTGAAGCGTATTGACCGGTGTCCATCCTGGGCTTTGGGTTGTACCAATAGTTTGCCAGTTTGCGTTCTGTGCGTCGTCTATCGGAATCCAAAGTGGCCTGAACGAAACCGCATCAAGACCCGTTGCCACGTCGCCAAAAGACACCAGAAAAGTTTGATTGTTTGTGACCCTGTCAATTCCGGCAGCACTGTCACTGAACGAAGACGCAAAGTTTTGGACGGTACTGAACGAATCGGAAGCTGATGCACTGCTGCTAAAAGCTGCAAACACTGACTGTCCGGCAACAGTTCCATCTGATCCGGTTGCGGCATCACTGAACGAACCAAGAACGAGGAATGATGCCGCGAAGGCGTCGGCTGCGGTGCTGGTTTCCGAAACGGTAGCCGCATAGGATTGGGTCGCTGCGGTGGTGTCTGCGCCGGAAGCAGATGAAC